ATTACATATATAGATTATATTATTTTAATAAAAACTAAACATATTATTAAATACTTATGTTTAATATAAATTTATGAATTAAATAATTAATTTATAAATTATAATTTTTTATTTTTCTATGTCTTAAATGTATAAATATTATATATTATATATTATATAAATGATAATTCTGTATGTATTAGAAAACTGTCCATATTGTAATAGAGCACTTCAAATATTAACTGATAATAACATTAAATATAAATCTATTATTGTTAAAAATACTGAAGAAGAAAAAAGTTATTATAAAAAACAAAATAAGATGTCAAGTTTCCCACAAATATTTATGAAATTGGATGGTGACAATTATATGAAAATGGGAGGATGTGATGATTTACAAGAAATAATGGAATATTGCAAATCTATAAAAAGTGCAAATGTTTCAGTTGACTCTATATATGGTATGTATAAATTAATTTACAAAAAATAGATTTTATAAATTTTTATATAAAAATTTATATATTTATAATTTTTATATATTTACACTTATGCAATCATATAAAATAAAATTATTAACTATAAATAGTTTTACTTGATGAATTATTATAATTATTTACATTATCTTCATTATTCATATTATTAATTTTTTTGTTTAAATCATTAATATATTTATTATTTTCTTCAATCATATTATTCAAAGTAGATTTTTGTTTATTATTCATGTGTTTTTCTTCTTCATATAATGGTAATATTTGACGATCATTATCAAACTCAACATAAAAATTATTTGTCTTTTTATCTGCACAATATTCACATTGAAAATCATATTTGCAATTTCCAGTGCCTTTCTGACATGTTCCTCTATAACAACCAGATGGACATAAATTCATATGTTTTGCATCACCCTGTAAAGGCGTCTTAATATTATATTCTCCGTTAGGTCTATCTGGTCTCATTTTAGAAAATTTTTTAAATAAAACTGCTATAATACATATAATAAGAACTATTATTATAAATATTATAAATGCATTCATTTTACTTAATTTTGTATTATTAAACATATATTATAATAAAAGATTATATTTTTTATTTATTCATTTTATTTGTTGATTTTTTATTTGTTGATTTTTTATTTGTTGATTTTTTATTTATTTATTTAGTAATAAAGCTGTTATTTTAACACATCCATAATATATGTTTGATGGATTAGCATCCGTATTTACACGAATTGAATAATAACTGCTTGTAGATCCGGGCATATCAACAACTGACATATTTACAGACATAATATTTGCTGTTCCAGTACTACCTGAATTGAATAATGAAGAATTTGATTGATTAATATTAGTTGCATTTATTGGATTGAATAATGATACGTATGATACATCTATATTTTGGTTATTTGCTAAATTTATTACATTTGATTGTAAAGAACCTCCTGTCATTCCACTACTACTTCTCATAATTGTTGATGCGAAATTTGTAATTGGTACACTTGAAAATACATTGTATGTTGCATTTAATAATAATGATTGGTTTGAGTTTGTTGTAAATGGTCCAACTGTGTAAGGCGTATTACTATTAGAATTTGAACCTATATAATATGCTGTTGAACCAGTATATCCAGTTGTACCTTGATATCCAGTTGTTCCAAGCAATATATTAGATGGGCCAGTTGAACCTGTTGGACCAGTGTCACCAGTTAAACCTGCTGGGCCAGTTGAACCAGTTAAACCTGTTGAACCAGTTGGTCCAAGTAATCCACTAGAACCAGTTGGTCCAGTGTAACCAGTAGAACCTGCTAGACCGGTTGGTCCAAGTAATCCACTAGAACCAGTTGGTCCAGTGTACCCTGTAAAGCCAGTGTAACCAGTGTACCCTGTAAAGCCAGTGTAACCAGTGTAACCAGTGTAACCAGTAAAGCCAGTGTAACCAGTGTACCCTGTAAAGCCAGTGTAACCTGTAAAGCCAGTGTAACCAGTGTATCCAGTGTAACCAGTGTAACCTGTGTAACCTGTGTAACCAGTGTAACCAGTGTATCCAGTGTAACCAGTAAAGCCAGTGTATCCAGTGTAACCTGTAAAGCCAGTGTAACCAGTGTAACCCGTATACCCTGTAAAGCCAGTGTAACCAGTGTAACCTGTGTAACCAGTGTATCCAGTGTAACCAGTGTAACCCGTATACCCTGTAAAGCCAGTGTAACCAGTATATCCAGTGTAACCCGTATACCCTGTAAAGCCAGTATATCCTGTCGGTCCACGTGGTCCAACCAATGCAATAGGTTGATTTGGAGCAATATTAGATGTATCCGTCCCTAAATTTAATACAGTAAATTTATATGTTGGCGATGATGAATCAAATGACAATATTTGAAAATATGCAGTATTTGAATTTATATCACTTATAGTGATGTAAGAATTTGCACTAAAGTATGGATTATTTAAATTTGTTCCAAAATCAACTTGTCCAGTTCCACCTGACACTATACTAACTGTATTGTTTGTCATCGATGTAACTAACGGTCCCATCGGACCTGTATAACCAGTAGGACCTGTATAACCTGTATAACCAGTATAACCTGTGTATCCAGTGTATCCCGTGTAACCAGTATAACCTGTTACACCAGTTGCACCAGTATAACCTGTGTAACCAGTATAACCAGTGTATCCAGTATAACCCGTTACTCCAGTTGCACCTGTATAACCAGTATAACCTGTGTATCCAGTGTAACCAGTATAACCTGTTACACCAGTTGCACCAGTATAACCTGTGTAACCAGTAGCACCGGTTGGACCATCAATACCATCCAAGTTTACGTTATATACAACAGAAGATACAAAAGTACCTGATATACTTGTTATACTTGATAATACTAATGTTCCAGTATTTGTATTATAACTTGAAACAGTTGCTTCAAAACGTCCAGCATTATTATTTGCGATTACAATAGCAGAATTACCTGTTATATAAGCAAGACCAGTTGAAACAGTAAGTGTTACACTACCACCTGGTGTAGGAGTTATTATTACAGGTGATGTAGTTGATGTTTGAAATTGATCACCTCTTGGACCAGTAACTCCAGTTGCTCCAGTATCACCTTTAGGACCAGTGTATCCTGTTGTTCCATTATAACCAGTTGGACCTGTTGCACCATCAGTAACTTGAGGGATTCTAACTATTGCGGGTCTTGTACCAGGTATATTTCTATAGCCTAATACATAGTAATTTTTAGGAGTTGACATTTACTTATAAATATAAATAATATATTTTATTAAATTAAATAATATTTTTTATTAATTAAATAAAAATTTTATTATTACTATATAAAAACATAAAAACATAAATATATAAATAATTCAATTAAAAATGTATTTTTCAAAAAAAGCAATATTACTATTATTTGTAAAAATAATATTTAATCAAACAACTAATGGATATTCACCAATTATTCCAACAAGATTTTCTTTTAAAGATAATGAATATTCAAATCATCTGGATAAAGAGAATTTAAAAAAATTAGAAAAAATGTTTTATTTAAGAAACAATCGATATTCACCTTATAAAAGAATATTAAATAATGAAAATAATACGAATATATATATCAATATATCAGAAACAATAAATAATATAAATGAACATTTTCAAAAAACATTTAATGAAGAGAATGAGAAACAGAAAAAAGAGAATTTAATGATAAAAAAATTAAAAACGTATGATAATTATAGGAATAATTATGAGGATGATGATGAAGAAGAAGATATGAAGCCTGATACACGAAATGATCCATTTGGATTATATTTTAAAAAACAACCAGGTAAAAATAATAATGATGATCCATCCGCAGATTATAATTTTGAAGTAATGAAGAATTCAGGTTATTCTTTTAAAGATGTTGGAGGATATGAAAAAATTAAAAGTGAATTAATGCAAACCGCTGATATATTACTAAATTCATCAAAATATAAAAAATATAATTTAAGAACACCAAAAGGAATAATTTTTGAAGGACCACCCGGAAATGGTAAGACTTTATTGGCAAAAGCTTTTAGTGGAGAATTAAACATATCATTTATACCAGTTTCTGGAAGTGAATTTTCGGAAAAATATGTCGGAGTTGGCTCTGGAAGAGTTCGTACTTTATTTAAAACTGCTGAAAAAAATAAACCCTGTATAATTTTTATTGATGAAATAGATGCTCTCGCACGTAAAAGAGGGAATGATATGATAAACTCTAATTCTGAAAAAGACCAAACGTTAAATCAACTTCTCGTAAATTTAGATGGGTTTAAAGATATTGATGGTATTTTTATAATTGGCGCGACGAATAGGATTGATTTACTTGACCCTGCATTATTAAGACCAGGGCGTATTGATAAAAATATATATATAGGTAATCCTGATAGTTTTACACGTAAAAATATTATTTCAATACATATAGATAAAAAACCTGTTTCAAAAGAAATTTCGATGGACTATATTGTTGAAATGACTGGTGGTTTTAGTGGAGCACAAATTGAAAATCTAATTAATGAAGCCATGTTACATGCATTAAGGGATAATAGAGAAATTATATTACCTGAAGATTTGGAATACATTGCAAATAGAATATTGTCTGGATGGCAATCTACTGAAAATAAATATAGTGATGATATTATAAACCGCATTATTATACATGAACTGGGGCATGCATTAATTGGTTTCTTCTCTAAAGACCATGCTTTACTTGTAAAAGTTATACTTAACTTATGGTCGCCGAAAACACCTGGTTTTACTTTATTTGAAAGTAATGATGAAGACTCGAATATTTATACGAAAAATGGTTTATTATCACATTTAATGGTGTTATTGGGCGGGCGTGTTGCAGAGGAGATATTTTATGGTTATTCTGTAACGACTGGAGCAAAAAAAGATTTAGAACAAGCATATAGTCTTGCACAAAATATGATATTACATTATGGAATGGGAGAACAGACTATATATCCTGATTTAAGCGACCAATCTAAATATTTAATTGACAAAGAAGTAAATAAATTATTATTAGATTGTCATCATAATGCAAATGTAATATTAAAAGATTGTAAGGATTTAATGATTGATTGTTCAGTTATTCTTAAAAGAAATAATATTTTAAAACCAGATGATATAATAGAAATTATTAATAGAAAATATCCATTTTTATGGACAATGCATGATATAAAAAAGTAATTATTAGATGAATATTTTTATTTAATATTTTATTTAATATTTTATATAAAATTTTATATAAAATTTTTATAAAAAAATATTAAATTAAAAAATAATTTATAAAATTACTTATAAATTACTTATAAATTACTTATAAATTACGTATAAAACTACTTATAAATTATTTATAAAAATATTTTATAAATAATAAATATTAAAAAATTTTTATAAAAGTATCAATTATTAAACGTATATTTTTAATTTTTATGTAATATAATTAAATTTTTATCTCTTCTAATTCATTATTGTATGTATTTTCTTCTTCATTAATATAATCTTGTCCAATATCTTCATCATCATCATCGTTATCATTATCATATTGACAAGAACGTGTTTTGTCATTATTATTATAATAACTCGAATCAATTGATAAATTCCATTTTTCTTTAAAATATTTATCAACTTTCATATAACTTCTACATAACTTATATGGAGATGATGGTTTAGCAAAAGTAAAATATAAATTTAATATATTTTTAAAACTCTTATCAGCACATAATATAGCAACACACTTTACATAAGCCTTATTAAAATTATAGATCTCTTTATTGAAATTTGCAAATTTCATTATATTTTTAATATCAAAATTATTTGTACTTGTAATATTACATATTAAAGATATTTGTTCATTATTTTTTTTACATTTTACTAATAAACTCAAATATTCTCTTTTAAAATTATCAAAATTATCATCTATCATAATATTTATGCCGTTTGTAGATAAAAATACAATTGGCCATTTATCAACATTAAAGTATTTATAATCCATTATATTAATAATTATATTAATATAATGTTATATTTTTTTAAGTAGTTTATAAACTGACTTTTTTAATTATTTTATGATATATTCTTTTGGTATTATCGGGTTTGTTTTTTTCCAATTAAATGTATTAATCCAATTGATATATTCTTTATTATTATTAATAATTATTAATTTTTTAATAAATAAATTACTATGTTTAGATTTTGTTCCAAATTGAATAAATTTTCTACATATATCTGCACCAATAAAATCCTTATTTATAATATAATTATTAAATAAATTAAATATATTTATACAACTTATTTTAGATTCTTTATAATTATCTATTATAAATTTAGAATTTATTATTTTATTATACGGTTCAATCATAAATGCTTCATAATCAAACTTCGTATATATATAATATTCAGGATTTTTATAATAGTTTATTTTATTATCTGGAAATTTTAGTTTTTTACGATATCTCAATGAATTTATATTTAATATAGATAATATTTTTTTGTTTTTCAGTGATTTTGTTATTTTATAAAGATAATATAATTGTGGATATGTTAATTGATATAATAATGGTTTTTTTTTATCATATTTATTCATTAATTTAGCTTTTATATTCCATTTTCCTTGAAATAGATTATCATATGAAACTCTTAGAAAACTATGAAATCTATATACTTTATTACCTTTTTTAACTAAAGATGGTAATATTTCTCTGACTTGTTTATAAATTTTATTAATTAATCTTTCTTTTTTTATAATAATTGATTTTTTAATATTTTCAAACCAATATGGTTTTTTTCTATTTGTCCATATATCATTAGCACATTTCATTTCACAATAATTATATCTAGAACATATAATAGGATCATTTGAAATAAATTGAAACATATCGATTTGATTTGTCATTCTAAATTTAGTAATTCCAATATTTGGTAAATTTGGCGGATTTTCTAATAATGTTTCAATAATAGACTGAGATTTGAATGTATCTTTATTAAATCTAAATTTATATTCATTTATTAGTTCTAATCCTAATTTACATGTCCAAATATAATTATCTAGAGATTCTATAGTCCATATATATGGACCTAAAGTATTCTTAACAACTATGGAATTTTTATAAATTCTATTATAATTGATATTAGAATTTAATTGATGATGTATTTTTGATAGAATTTGAGCTATTTCTATAGGTATTTTTACAATATGCTTATTACAATAATATTGTGCACATATTTTAGGATCACTATCTAAATAAAAAAAGTTAACCATTATTTATGTAATATATATATTTATATAACTTAAATGTGATTATTTTATTATTATATTATTATATTATTCTTAACCTTTTACATGAATAATATTTAAAATCTTGTACATGATGTACAATTCTTTCCGTATTATAAATTTTATATATAAAAAGTTAATTAGAATCAACATAATTATTATATTTACCTGGTTGATTAAGACATGATATTGTAAAAGTCATCATATTCTCTTGTCCTCTAAAATTAAATAATGACCCATCATAATTTGTAAATTCAACATCTATCCATTGTAATTTACCTATAGGGACTCCAAAATATTTTATTACACTATGAACTGGAATAGTTGATTGATTAATAATAGTACTTTCCAAATTTAGTAAAGGTATTAATGCAAATGCACCATCAGACCCTCCAATAGATTCCAATAATTTAGCATCTTTTAATTTTAAAACTACATATGGTTTATTTTCAATTTGATATATATTAGGACTATATAATAGTGATATATTACTAAATATATTTCCACTCAATCCAACTGGATTTTTATTATCAAGTGTTTCAAATACAATAGTAAAATCATTCTTTATTTCATATACTTGACATGAATACTGTATATTATTTATAGTATCATTTAATATAAAATAATCATTTACATAAAATATTTTGGTAAAATCAACTTCAATCCCATTATAATTTTGAACAGCCACTAATTTATATAATGTATAATCTTGGTCACTCTCTCCTCCATACAACGTTATACCGCCTGAACTAACATAAATATATGATAAATCCACCATTTCAGATTGATACTGTTGATTAATAAAACCAATCGTTTTGTCAATACTATTTAATTTACACGGACTACATACATCATTTATTAAATAATTTAAATTATAAATAAATTCTTCATTAGTAGCTCTATTACTTTGTATTCTTAATTTCAAATTTATAGGATTCCTCGCAAAATTGAATTTTGATATGAGTTTATAAAAAAGATCTCCATATTTACCATTTAAAGCATCTATTAAACTTGAATTATTATATTGTCCTTCTGGTATATTAATTGAATTTATATTATTTGGACTTTCGCTAATATAAAATACATTATTATTATTTGATATATTATAATAAGTATTTGGAATTTGTGCAAGTGTTAATTCTATAGAAGTAATGTCACGCAATTCTTGCGGTAAATCAATTCGGTATTTATTTGAATTTGGATAAATTGTATAATCTCTGTCTCTACTATCAACAATAATATGTTTTGCTATTGAACCATGTGTTACATTACGGTCTGGTGGTTTAATAATATATGGACTATAATCAGTATTTACTTGTTGAATATTATTAAACGCTGTATTAAAATTAGAAAAATTATTTAATCCTGATGACATATTTATATATATTACAATTAAAATTATTTTATATTAAAAAATATGTTTATGTTTATTTTTATAATTTTATCTAAAGTCATATTATATAAATATAATTTATGACGGATGATAATGTTAAATGTGAAAATACTGAAAATGGCGAAAAAAATGATGCGATTGAACAAACTAATACGATTGAAAAAAATGATAATAATATAGAAATTAACAATGATATAAAAGCATATTCATTAAAAGATGAGATTGAAGATAAATTAATAAAAAAGAACTTTGAAGATTGGGATAAATATTCAATATCTTTCTTAGTTTCTATTTTTCAATATAAACAATATGAAGAATTATATGAAGGTAATCTTTCATTATTAAAAAAATATATTGATTGGGCGCGTAATAATCAGGATAAAGTATATGGTAAAAATATGTATAAATATGATATTTTAGTGAAAATATATCATGTGATTAATGATGATTTATTTTATAATAGAAAATATGATCATCGAATCGATTTAAATAATTTAGAAATGAAAGATACATTTTTTAATAATAGTTATGGAGGATTTAGTTTTTTTAATACTTCAAATAATTTAAATATAGATGATTGTCATAAAAATTTTTATAAAAATTATGATGACTATTACTATGACTATTTTTCATATGTATTCGATTTTTCAAGTGGGTTTTTTATGTTTACAACTGTTGTATTAATCATTATTCTTGTAATAGCACTTTTTAAAAAATTTGTATCCCTCATATATAATAAATTTATTGTTAAAAAAAATATATATACTTGTGAAAATACTATTGGAAAATCAGTTAATTTAAACACAGTATTTGGTGTATTTTTAAACAGTTTACTAAAAAATAATATTTTAGATTTAATATATTCAAGTATAAATTTAACAAAGAGTCCAGATAATAATTCAAATAATGATACTATGAAAAAGTCTTTTTTTGAAAATATTTTTAAGAAAAACGATAGTATTTACAAAAACGATAGTATTTACAATGAGTCTTGTAGAGAATCTTCAAATGAAATTCCATCTGTCCCAAGTCAGAATGAAACAAAAAATTGTTCAAAATCATGCTCTTTTACTGATATATTAAAAAATAATGATTTACTAAATGTTTTAGAGAATATAAAAGATAATTTTAAAATGAGTTATTTTTAACCCTTTACATGAATAATATTTAAAATCGTGCACATGGTGTACGATTCTTTAAGTAGTATTATAAAATGATTATGTAAAAGGTTAATTTATGTTTTATAAATTTTTTATATTTATATAAAAATAATTAAATTTATGATTAATATTTTTTATAATATATATTTAAATATGAATGAAACGAGTGAAACTAATAAAAAATATAAGATTTCAAAAAAAATTTTACACAAAATAAATAATACAAATAATATAATTGAAAACTTATTTAAAATTAATAATATTAATGTATTAGAGAATAATATAAATACTCGTACAATAAATATAAATAATGAATCAGTTATTTTATATCCAGATATTTATAATAAAACAATTGAAAATATTTCTATTAAAAAAAATTTAAATGGAAATAAAATTATATTGGGGCAAGGCCATTTTGGTAAAGTATACAATATTAATAGTACAAACTTACCTATAGTATATAAAACTATTGTACAAAATATAAATAATGAATATAGCAGAGAAGATGCTGTTCGAGAATATAAGTCACTTAAATTTCAATATCTATTACAATTATATTTAAAATTTAATGAACCATTTAAATTAAAATATTTATGTAAATTATATGAATATGGATTTATTAATGAACAAAATAATTTTTTAAATATTTATGCGATAATGGAAAATTGTGGAAAAGAATTAGGAAAATATGTTATTGAACTTAAATTTAATCAAACACTTAATGTAAAATTAATAATTAATATAATAATTGAATGTGCAAAAGGAATAAAAGTATTACATGATATTGGATATATACACTTAGATATAAAGCCTGATAACTTTTTAATTAAAGATGATAAAATAAAAATTATAGATTTTGGATATACAAGTAAAAAAAATAAATTAATTTATTGTGGAAAACCAACATATATGGCTCCAGAAATTTTAAAATCAAATGAAAATTATCCTGCAAATGTTAAACTTGATATATTTTCATTAGGGTGTATATTTGTTATGTTTTTAATTATATTATTTGAAAATTTAGATGAAGATATATTTGATAAAATAATGGTATGTCCAATTAATAAATTTAAGAATAATGATACAACATTAAAAATAATGGAAATAAGACGCAATTATAATATAGAATTATTTAAAGATGATATAAAAAATATTAAAATATCTTTAGAAGAAAATCTTCCATTAAATAAACATAAAAAAGAATATATAGAAAATATTATTATAATATTAAATAAAATGATAAATCCTGACATAGATGAAAGATATAGTGATATAAACGAACTTATTTATGATTTAGAAGAAATTCATAATTTTAAAAATAATGTATTAAAACATAGATTTAGTTTTACAGATTTATTTAGACACAAATAATTTAAAAAGTTTATACCTTTTTATAAATTCTTTAGATTGATATAAAAATAAAATATATAAGTAATTATTAATGATAAATAGTTTATTTTATTCTAATAATAATAAAAATAGTATTAAATCTATTATTTATGAAGATACACAATTAAATATCGATGATAAAATAATAGATGAAACAATGAATTATGTATATTCTCAGGTTAGTCCTACTCCCCCTAAAGGCGTTGATGCAAAAGAATATTTATATTTAATGAATAAAAAAGTATATAATATTGTAATACCTTTACTAAAAAAAGGTAATGATAAAAACAATGTTAATGGAATAAATTCTTCGTCAGAATTGCCATCATCTTCTATTAAATCAAAAAAAATTGTTAAAAAAGGACTTAACAAAACAAGTGATCCAATAAGTGATACTATATTTGATTCACTTTTAATAAAAAATTATGAAGCACCAACTATAATTGATTATCCAAAACCATCATTAAATGAAAAACTTGATAATGAAAATAGTTCAAGAAGTATTAAAATTATTGAAGACGAGCGTTCAACTTTAATACCTAAGATAAAACCAGTTGATTTAACATTAAAAAATGATAATTCAAATTTACCTGATACATTAAGTCTTTATAATAAAATTTTAAATGATTATGAAACAAATGTAACAGCATCAAATGATAGTAGTACTCCAATTACTTTTTTAAAAGAACAAAATAATGAATATTTAAATTCAACATCAAATTTTGATAAAAATTACAATAATCTTCCAAATAATGACTTTATTGAACATTTTTCAAGTATGATTGAAAATAATCAAATAAAAAATGAAACCCTTATTTCAAATAATAATTATAATAATAATGATATTTTCAAAAAATCACTTAATAGTGTTTATTCAACTGAAAATATACTATTTAAAGAACCAGAATTTAAATTAATTGAAAAAAAATTTTATATTATATTTGATTCATCCGACCGTGATTTATATGAATATCCGAATCCTTCATCATTTCAAGTTAAATTTTCACCATCTGGAAATAATTTAAAATATGAATCTTTTTATGATGATTTAGGAACACTTATTTTAAAAGAAAAAACAGTTGTTTATGGAGATGGAACTAATCTTAGTGTTCAGGAAACATTTGATAATATAAATAGTATATCAATTCGTTCTGTAAATGTTCCTATAAATTTTATATATTTAGGAACACGTGAACCACAAAATGATCATACAAGTTTATTAACGAATTCATGTGTAAATAATATTTATAAGGAATCATATGTTTATTTAGTTATACCTGAATTAAGAGGTCCTTATAGAGGTGGTAATTTATTAGCATATAATGCTTTTGCAAAATTATTAATTGATTACAGTTCTATTACATATGTTGATAAAAAAAATAATTCTATTTTACAAAATTTTACAACTCTAATGACGACAGATAATAATGAATGTTTTGTATATGAACCTGTTTCAGCAGGTAAAATTGATAAAATGACTTTAAATTTAGTAAATAAATCAGGGCAACTTTATAATTTTGGTATTGATAAATTATATGTTGAAAATTTCTTTCAAGGAGATATTCGATACAATGGTTATTGTGGAAATAAATTTATAACAACTAAATTTAAAATCCAAAGTGTAAATGATGAATATAAAAAATATTGTGAATTGTATTACAATGGTGAAAATTGTAATACTTTAAATAGTCATGGTATTAATCAAGGCGATTTATTATATTTTTATGATACTTTACCTAATAGTGAACAAATAATCTATTTGGAAGATTATGTTCAAATAAACAAAATAAGAACAAATAAAAAATATAATAAAAATGAAATATTTATATCATATTCTAAAATAATAGATGATGAAGAGAATGATGTATTTGTAAATTTAAAATATTTAATACCTGAATCTAACATAAAAAATTATTATATTGTTCTGTATAATTCATCGAATAATACAAATTATTTTTTTAAGATATTTGATATAACAGATGAATCAGTTATTATTGATGATATTATACCATTACCTAAATTTAAAAATTATAGTGGTATTAAAATTGGTATTGTTAAACCAAATTTAAGAGGGAATAATAATGATGATAGAACATCACTTTTTTACAAATGCGGTTATTATGTAATTAATGTAGGTGAAAAAAGTGATGATTTATGGGAGATTGAAATAAATTTCCCTTACGAAAATCTTCCTAATTATTTAAAAGAAACTGATTTGTATATACCAAGTAGTGTATTTTTTATTCAAGAAAGATTACAAGTTAGTTATACGTTTACTGTAACAATAAAAACGAAGGATTATCAAATGGTTTCATCGGGTCTTAATGAAAGTGGTAATAACTAAAAAGTTGTTATTCATATGGTATTTTATTATATATAATTATATTTTATATAATAATCTATTATTTATCTATTATTTATATAAAAGGTTTTTAATTATGGTTTGAATATACTTTGATTATGCTTTGAATAACATATTAATAATTTCACTCACACATTTTCATTTTCAAGATTTTCATCAATATTACTTGAATTAGCCATTTTCATTAAAATCATCCTTACACTATCTTTAATTGGTAAAACATCTGGATACAATTCCTCTAAACGCAATGTATCCATGAAATTATTACTTCTTCCTGAATCCAATACAGCATTCTGTTCATCAATTGTAAAATTATTCCATTCAAAATTAGGATCAACAATCTCCCTATACATTTCAAGTATTTCATTATGACTAATTAAGCCTGGATTTGTGAAATTAATTGGACCAACATAACTTCTCTGAATTGCATCACACATATTAGGTATTAATTCATCCAATACTGTCATACTATTTTTAATAGAACATATCTTTTCATAATGTGTTATTTTATATATAAAATTACGCGAATTATTTTTTTCACTTGTAATAGGCATTCTAATACGAAGTGATAAAACAGAATCATCAAAAAGATTTAATAATTGGTCAGTAAAACCCTTTACTGTTGAATAACCCGAACCAAAAAAATTGGGCTTTTCATATTCTTTGAAACCACACACCTCCTGTTCATATGGATGATCCTCATCATATGTATAAATACATCCTGTTGATAATATTGTTACATGACATCCATACTTTTTACCCATAATTGCCAATACTACTGGTGAAAATAGATTATCTCTAACGTTTTCAACCAATTTTCCCGGCTGTTCAAGGTAATCAATTGTTCCATATACTCGGTCATTATATGTTCCATGTGTTCTTCCGATAGTGCTTACAATATGTGTAGGTCGAACTGTTAAAATCTCTCTTTCTAAGTCACTTACATTATCAACACGAACATTTCCTTCTACTACTTCAATATCGTTTTTTCTAAATTCATCAACTACTTTACCACCAATCCATGCGCGACTACCATAAATTAAGACTTTCATTTTTATTAATAATTTGTATTATTAAAAATTCTTTAAACTAAATTTTAATAAAATAAAATATATAATAATAATATAATATATTATGACAAGTAAATATAATCTTTATGCAGATTATTTATATGAAATAATTGAAAAAAATAAAGAAGTGTTTAAAGAATTTGAAAGACAAAATGATAATGTAAATAATAATTATAATTTAAATTTAAATTTATTAGATGAATATGCAGAAAAAAATCCATGCATAACAAGTTGTTTTAAATTTATTAAAAATTTTTATTCAGACTATACATTTATAGATAAGAGATATATAAAAAGAATGTTATATGATAATTTATATAGCGTACTTGAATTTATAGAAGATCATGGTAGATTTCCTATTATAGTAATACCGAATTATCATTTAGTAAAAAGTAACTTTTTTTTTACTTTATATTTTATGTATTCATTAAAACAATTAGATATAAAAATACAAAAAGTGTATATAGAGTTTTGTGAGCATCAACCATCACAATTAAGTAATTCATTATTTAGATTTCATAATTCGGGTAGTGGTAATACTTATAGTTATATAGATAAATCTTTAGATACTATACAAAATATATTATGTATAATATGTGATGATTATTTATATAGTGGTAGTCAAATGTTAGGTACTTTAGGATATAAAAGTAGACAAAATAATCATCACGATTCTGATTTTCCTTCTAATTTTAAATTATATATAAACTGTATTGGATTTACTAAATTTTCATTTGATAGAATAAAAAATATTCTACCTACTTATAATAAAGACTCTATTATAATAGGTATTGAAGATAGAAAAAATAGCCCTCTTGGGAGAATGTATTTTAATAATTATAAAAAAAGTATTTCTGAAATTATTGTAAATAAATATAAACTAGAAGAATTATCAAATTATAGTAATTTAAAATTTCATAATAAAAAAAAAGACTTTGTTAGTAATTTTATTACAAAATTAATTTTTGAAGCTGATGTTTTTATTTTAACTAAAACTGAAATAAATAATGTTATTACAATTATAAGTCATAG